GCACCGCTTAAAGGGCGGTGAGAACGGCATAACTATTATAGAGGTCCAGTTAGGATCTCGTTGTAATGAAGAGGACATCGTAAGACTTAAAGATGACTATCAGCGAGTATAGATTTCACATCTACGCAAAAGAGAAATGTCTTTTTAATAATTTAAAGAAAGAAGACTTTCAAAACAAATGGGAGACTCTCCGAGGCATGGTGGGTCTCATGAAAACTGAATATGAAGTAGAGGATCTCAGTTATGAGAAGGTGCTTCTAGAACATGGATCAGAGGCGTCCTACTAAGAGATTCCATCTCTTGACAAAAACTAAATAGTCACTTAGACTTGAATTGTAGGTTATTCAAACTTATGGCAAAAGGATTTACAGTAAAGGCAAAGACTCCCCCAGCTCAGAAGAAGGAGGAGTTTGACATTGATGCAATCAAAGCACGGATGAAAGGTAAGAGCATTGTGTTCTGTTTGCCTGGTCGTGGTGTTTCATATGTGTTCTTAAAGAACTTTGTTCAACTTTGTTTTGACATGGTTCAGAATGGTATGAGTATCCAGATCAGTCAGGACTACTCTTCCATGGTTAACTTTGCACGTTGCAAGTGCTTGGGTGCGAATGTACTTCGCGGACCTGATCAGATTCCCTGGGATGGTAAACTGCAATATGACTATCAGTTGTGGATTGATAGTGACATTGTATTTGACACGTCTAAGTTCTGGCAACTGTGCGACCTTGCGGTTTCTGAGGATGGTACAGAGAAAGAGATTGTTTCTGGTTGGTATTGCACTGAGGATGGTAAGACCACTTCCTGTGCTCACTGGTTGGAAGAGAATGACTTCCGTAAGAATGGCGGAGTCATGAATCACGAAACTCTGGAATCTATCTCGAAGCGGCGCAAACCCTTCACGGTAGACTACATTGGTTTCGGATGGGTGATGATCAAGAATGGCGTCTTTGAGAACAAGGAGATGAAGTATCCTTGGTTTGCTCCGAAGATGCAGCAGTTTGAATCTGGTGAAGTTCAGGATATGTGTGGAGAAGATGTCTCCTTCTGTCTTGATGCTATCAATGCTGGATTTGACATTTGGGTTGATCCCCGTATCCGTGTTGGTCACGAAAAAACTCGCGTTATCTGATTATGGCAAAAATGAAGCAATCCCTCACTGGGGGAAACATGATTGAGTCTCGCCCCAAAAAGACTCGTCAGGGAACAGGAAAACATTCTAAATATTCCGCGAGCTCGCGTAACTCGGCTCGTAAGCGGTATCGAGGACAAGGAAGGTAAATCATGAGTCAACTCGTCATCAATCTCCCTGCACATAAGGTGTGGGTTCGTAAGGAATATCTAAGAGACTTGAAGGACGGGCATGGTGAGTTTGTAGAAGGCGTTTGGGTATCGGCAAAGTCGATTCCTGGACGCGCTTTTTATTTTGAGACTTATCTGCCTGAGTATGGTGCAATGTTCGATAAGCTGCCCATCAGTGCCTTTGTCTCGGAACCAGTCACACCAGATCCTGATCTAGACCTTCCAAACCTTCAATTTTGGAACTGCATGGACTATGGAGTCCGCTGTATCGAGAAGCAATTCATCGGATCCATGGATTTTGAGGTCCGAACACGTAACTACGGCAATCTGAAAGGGGAATATCTCTTCACTCTGGACAACTATCACCCCGATCACGACATTATTGACACAAATGTGAGCGAAGTGCCGCAAGAACACAAGTCACATAACTGTATTGAACTAGAAAATGGGCAATACGCACTGTATCCCAACAATAGAACACGAATTTATGACCTCTCAATCACCCCTGAAACGCCACTTACGCCCGATTTCAAGGTCTCTACGGAATATTATCAAGTTGAGAATGGAGTTCGATGGGGAAGACTCGGTGATACCGACGAATATTTCTGGGAAACCGGAGAAGAAAGAGTAAATTCTGGAATTTCTTCCTAATTTCGTACTAAATAAGACAGATATTCTGGCGATAAGTAGTGCCACAAGCAGTCTCACGTAGATTTAAGGACATTTCGTTGTCTTTTTTGAAGCATCCGATCACTCGTGATCTGGTTTCGATCTCGAATGAGACTGCTATTTCACGTTCTATACGAAATTTAGTCCTTACATCACTAGGAGAGAGACCATTTCAACCAGATTTGGGTTCTAGAATTTCTAGAAGTCTGTTTGAACTACTAGATTTTGGTACAGCAACGATTATTAAGAAAGAAATTGACATTACAATCAAAAATTTTGAACCAAGAGTAGAAATTAACACGATTGAAGTGACTCCTGAATACGATAATAATGGTTACAACGTCTTAATTTCGTATTTTATCGTCGGGCAACCTAGAACGCCCGTACAATTAGAGTTTATTCTTCAAGCAACAAGATAATGCCACTCACAAAGTTCTCAAATCTAGATTTTGATCAAATTAAAACGCAGATAAAGGACTATCTGCGTGCAAATTCCAATTTTACGGACTTTGATTTTGAAGGATCGAACTTTTCGGTCTTAATTGACACGTTAGCATATAATACTTACATCACTTCGTACAACGCCAACATGGTGGCAAACGAAGTTTTCATTGATAGTGCCACATTGAGAGAAAATGTGGTCTCTCTTGCGCGAAATATTGGATATTTACCTTCTTCTAGGAAGTCTGCAAAGGCGACAGTCAGTTTTTTTGTTGACACCAGTAGTCTGACTACTAATCCTACGACAATGACCCTTAGAGCGGGTCTGGTTGCCCTCTCAGACAGTTTTGGAGGCACTAACTTTACCTTCTGCATCCCCGAAGATATCACTGTTCCCGTTACTGATGACAGTGCATTCTTTGAAAACATTGAAATCTACGAAGGAACTTTTCTTACCAAAGAATTTACCGTAGACACCTCTAATATTGAACAAAGATTCATCATTCCTAACGCTAATGTTGATACTTCTACATTAGTTGCCTCAGTTAAGGAAAGTTCTTTTGATCTTTCACCAGTCAAGTATCAATTAGCACAAAGCATCGTAGATATTAACTCAACATCTAAGATTTTCCTCTTGCAAGAGAGTGCTGATGAGAAATTTGAACTTCTTTTTGGCGATGGCGTCTTTGGAAACCGTTTAGAAAACGGAAATGTCATTACAGCAACCTATGTGATCACAAATGGTGATCTTGGCAATGGTGCTGCTAACTTTACCTTCTCTGGAAGGCTTGTTGACAACGATGATAGGGTTGTTACAACCGGAGTGTCAGCAATTTCCGTTATTTCCTCAGCACAAGGTGGTGGCGAGATTGAATCTGTTGATTCGATTCGTAAATATGCACCATTAAAGTATGCATCGCAGAATAGAGCAGTCACAAATCAAGATTATGAGGTTTTGACCAAACAAGTGTTCCCTGATACTGAATCTGTGTCTGCTTTTGGTGGTGAAGACCTTGATCCACCACAATATGGAAGAGTTTTTATTGCAATCAAACCCAAAAATGGAAATTATCTTTCAAATTTCGTAAAATCTTCAATTATCAGTGATTTGAAGAGATATACGGTTGCTGGAATCTCTCCACGCATCATTGATTTGAAATATCTGTATGTTG